ATTGAAATAAACGGATTCAGTAGCATCAAAGTACTCACGACTTTCAGTCACGTTGTAGAATTCTGATTCGTAGTCCTGCGCTGCCTGTAGTTTGAGTGTTCCTGTGTAGTGAACCAGGTTCATTTTGACAGTGGTCAGGCTAGAACCATTGGTGGTCATGTGACTGCTATAAAATTCTGTTCGTTGTGTGCTATTGAGTGGCTGAGGGTTCAATGCCCAATCAGGCCAACCTGTGGGTGCTGCACTCACAGTCTGATTCTTGCCAGTGATGGTGGGTATGGTAACCTCTTGACTGGGCACAAATTCAGGATACACACTATCCACAATGTCACAGTCGGCACGAGCACCTGCATTGGCATCAGTGAACGCTGCCTGATGATAACTGCCCTGAATGCGCTCTATGCTGTAGCTGCCTGGTTGTGCCACAATGTCATTGGTGTCTTCTGGTGCCAACACCACTCGCACACGTCCAGTAACGGCACTGAGCACATCCATATTTTTTTCCGTCAACAATTGATCGCCTGCTTGATTCATCAGTCGGAATCGAAATGTAGACCCTGTGATGTTTACAGGTTTTTGATCCTGGTTGATGAATTCAAAGAGCAACACATTGTCAACACCTTTGTTTACTGTTAAAGTTTTTGCGTACACTGGATCATACCTCGCTTGAAAATAACCACCCGTGGTGTCTACCAGTAATACTCTGGTAATTTGTTGATAAAGATAAACGGTTGTGGAATACATTGTTGTATTTAGCACACCATAAATAACCGCAATGGGCAATAACATATTCCAAAAACTAACAGAGAAATATCCGTTTATAACACTCTGTGTTTATGCCAACACAGAGTATGTAGGCGTGGTACAAAACAGAGATGATGCTGTGACCACTATCTACGATTTTGGTGCTGTAGTAGCTCAAAAAGACAAGCTAGAATTCTTGGAATCTGCATCCACCTGGTGGTGGGAGAGCAACCGATCCATCCCCATCAACATCTTTTTACGCAGGGACTGGGACAAATTCCGTGGCACATTGCGAACTTTTGTCAACAAGGATCTGGAAATATTACATGGTCCTGCCTGCAGCCTGTCTGAAATTGCTCGCAAAAAGACCAAACGCAGAAGTATCACACTGGTTCGGCGTCTTGACTGAGTAAATTCATGTGTAAAGCCACTAGAGCTGCGTAGCTAATGGCATGCGCTTTTTTAAAGGCGTAGCCTCGACTGTTGTCCCCATCCCAGACTGTTTTGAACACTTGATCCCAGGGCTGACCCTGTAAGTGTGCTTTGCCCGGACGAATAACAGATATAAATGCTGCCATTCTTGCAATAGAGTCTGGACGCATTTGTCGCAACAGATCTGTATAGTTGCCCACATGTGCCAATTGACCGGCCCAGGCAGAATCAGAGCACAATCTTGCCCAGTCAGGTTCTTGTGCCAACAATTGCTCATAACATGCTTGATCACGAATCAACTGATACACACTCATGTTCAAAAAGTCAATTTTAAAATAACCACGAGCCTCTGCTGACTCATAGTCAATGGCTGCACAGTGATTTACAGGATCGTAAGGAATATCTGTGACATACACTCCTGAATTGTGACGTCTAGGTCGTCCATCTGTGATCTGCCGTGCAGGCGTGTGCTGAATCAGTTTCAGTATATCATCTCGATTAGAGAAATCAATGTCGATATCTGCACTCATACTGTACACAAGGCCACAACAGTTTTCAATTGCTGTTCAGCTAGACGCACAGCATCAATGGCGTCGGCCACACCTGGATGAGTTTTTGCCAATTCTTCCAGGCGCTTTTCTTCTGTCATTTTGCGGCGAACCCATTGTAAAGATTCCAGAGTCACACCGTCGAGACTGACTTGGATGGATCCACTAGCCATTATTATCCAGGTGTTGCCGTCATAAACTTCAAAGTTGTTATTGTTGTATCGGACCATGCCAGCACTGGTTCGAGTCATGTCAATGTAGGGTGCTGAGAAACTGCTGTTGCTGACAATTACTCCTGGCCCATTTGTAATAGTTTTAATCATGTTACCATCCTGCCTTGGTTAAAATTTCTTGTGCATACGCTTGATCCTGAGGTCTATCCTGAAATCTCTTTTGCCAGGCATCGCTGTCAATGTAGGGCCATATCATGCTGACCTGTGTGGTATCTAGTTGGCTCAGAAACCGTTGTCCTGATTCACTATTGTAGATTACCCAGGGACTAATTCTGCCTGAAGTCACAGCATAACACATGGCGTTGGCATTGCCGTACCGCAAGCAATCACAATGTTGTGCTGAATTTTTTTCTGCCCAGTCTATTCCAAACTCTATGGCTCGTGCCAGTGCATCATCCACAGCTTCTATTTTTAGATGATCCACCAAGTACTCAGTGTACACACGATCGCTACACCAGTAGTCAATTTTTTTGTTGTGCTTGAGCAGCCAGTCAATGAATTGCGGAGGATTTATCACACGGGTATCCACACAGTAGCGACCAAACTTTACAAAAGCACGGTAGTAGGCTGATTCTATAAAAGTGTCAAAGTCTTTGGTTCGAGCTGAACCTGCTGCTGTTTCATAAAAACGTATGTAACTTTGAAAACCCAGGCGAACACCTGCCTCATTGCGACTAGTGTGTCTACGCTTGGGCTCGCACATGTGTACTGCAATTGAAGTTTCTCTTGCAAACTCTTTCTTGCAGTATTCACATGCAAATTTACTTTTTGTCTCGTCCGGCTTCACGATTGTAAGCATCAATTTCTTTTTGTGTGGTTATTTCGGCCATGACGTCAATGTCGTCGTCTTTGTAGTGCGGGAAGATTTCTTGTAGAGCCCGGCGCTTGGCACTGAGGCCTGCTTCTTTTTTCCGGGGGGCTATCCAGGAATGCCGCGGTGTACCTAGTCCAGGACTTACTGCTGTGGCACACAACCATTGTAGCTTGGGATGACGTCCTATGTCAAAAAAGTTCTTGTTGAGATAGTGGTTGCAGCTTTGTACATAGTATTCTTGCAGTTCTCGAGAACCTTCCACAGCCGAACCCCATCGCAACATCAAAAACGTGGAGAATTTCTTGCGTTCATCCGAATCAAGTTCATCATAAAAGTTTCTGTTCTTGACGTCCAGTTGGCGCATCTCATTTGAAATGTGTAGTCGATCACTCATGTTGTTTTACTCAGATTGTAAATTATTATAGCACGATCCAAGGCGTCTTGTAAAGTAGGATTGGTCTGGGCAGCACGTCTAATGTTGCCCCACAACTGGTCTTCTTTTATGGTCTCATGCAAGGGTTTGCCATTACTGGTACGATAATCGTAGCCCATTACTTCACGATCGACAGCGCCCGACTCTCTTCTGAACACTGTGTCACCCACACGTTCGTAGATGTAGGTTGTGTCTGGTTTGAGCTGACCCATATCACCAGGCTTTGTTGTAGTCCACAATCTCGCAGTTGCGGCTGACGTCTTTCACAAAGTACACACAGTCAGGTTCTGCATCGTCATTCAGCGGCACTGCCAGCATTTGTCCATTCTTGAGTTTGGGTGCATACCAGGTGACTTCTTGGTACACATCCACAATTTCAATATCAGGAAAGCTGGGTCTAAAACTTGTGAGCGGGTTGAATTGAAACACTCTGAATCCACGATCGTTGATGCTGGTCAGTGGCAGCACTTCAAGGTCTCCCACGTCTGGTTCGCCAATCAAGATCTGCCAGTCCATGGGCATTTTGATAGTGGCATCACCTATTCTCAGCACCAGGGCAGGAGCAGTAAAGCTTTCTAAAAAGATTAGTGGAATAAAATGATAGTCGGGATCTTTGGGATCACTGTTGTCTAGGATAGCAAATCTCATGTCATCTACTTCTTCAGGCAAATGGTCAAGATCATAATAGGAGTTATCTAGTGTTAAAATTCTCATATAGTAATAATACAGTAATCAAAGATCAAAGTCAACCATTATTTGATCTTCATCCACTCCAGTTTCTCTGCAGAGAATGGATAGTTGGCTTCCTTGTAAAAAGCCTTGCGTTTGGTCAGGTGTCGCTTGGCAAACTTGCAGGTGCTGGTGATATCCCAGATTTCCACATGATCCTTGTCTTCGGCTTTTCGAATACCACGTCCAATTGATTGAATAACTCTAACAAATGATTTGCCCGGCTCTACCAGCACAAGATTAAAGATGCGTGGTATGTTGATGCCCACAGCAGCCACACCGTACGTGGCCACAATGATCTTGCCCGTGGCATCTGCCACTTCGTCATATTCTTCTTGCCTCTTTGTGCCCTTTGTTGCTCCAGACACAAACACTGCTTTGTCTCCCAGGCGTGCTACCAGTTGTCTACCACACTCTGTGCGGTCAACCAGCACCAAAGTGTTGCCGGTTTCATTTACTCTACGTATCAGTTCTGCCATGGTATCTAGTCTTCCAGACTCTTCCAGCAGGTACTTGAGCTCGCTTTGATAGTCCTTGTATTCCACATGGTCCACCAGTTGTACAATGTTCACATGGCACTGTGCTAGAACACCTGCGTCTTGCAGTGTGCTGGCGCTGAGTCGACTGACCACTGGACCCAGGCTGACCAACAAGGCCTGGCTTTCGAACAGCTCTTTTGGCACTGTGCCTGTCAGCCCCCATCTTAGCGGAATCTGACTCATGGCACCTGTCAGCAGAGTCTTGAGTGCATCAGCTTTGGCCATGTGAACCTCGTCCACAATCACGCACACCACATCTTGGATGAATTCATGAATGGTTATTTCTGCTTCGCCACTCTTGGTCAGTTTCATCATGTTGTTGAGACTCTGCCAGGTGCAGATGGTATGCTGACAGTTGTATTCTTTTCTGTCACCAAAATACACGCCCACATCCAGACCCATGTTGATGTAGTCTTGTTCGGTCTGTGTTACTAGACTCTTGTTGGGCACAATCACAATGCTACGACCATATGCACTGACTGCATCACTTAGTGCTGCTG